GACAATCTCGCGACTGGAGGAGCGGCATCACAGGCCGGCGCATTGCCGGTTCCAACAATGGCGAGCCGGTTCACCTATTCCGCCGCTGGGGCGACGGCGAGCGTGGTGCTCAAGGACATCCTCACGAACGACTGCCCGGACATGTACTGGGTCATCAATGATTCCGGCGCGACGATCGATGTCTATCCGAACGGAAGCCAGACGATCAATGGAGGATCGTCGCCACTGACGATCGCCAATGCCGGCTTTGCGTTCTTCTCTCGCATCGCGATAAATTCGGACTGGCGGGGCGCAGTCTTCACCTGATATTCGTCCCTCACCTCGAACGAAAGGAACACGACATGGCCGATTCCACGACTTTGAAAGATCCGCCGAAGATCGCTTCGAACAAGCCGATGGTAGCTCCGATGGCGCCCGCAAATCCCGACCCGGCTGCGGAGGCAACGCCGCAACAGCGCCTCGAAGCCTTGCTTGCGAGCATCAAGGCCAATTACGCGCATAATGCCCCAATCGCGCCTGCGCACATCAGCGAACTGGACGCCCTCGTGAGGCTGGGCCGCGGCGACAAGTCGATGGTCCCATCTCACAATTTTCCCAATGATGTAATGATCGCGAAGCCAGATGGGACGGTCGCAGTTGTATGGTCGGCAGAACAGGCATTGGATTACGTCCGCGCGCTTCCTGACGACGTTCGCAATCGTCCTTATTGGGTTGCAGCCGAGAAAGCATTGCTCTCGGCGATTGACAACTCCGGTGATGTGAAGGCGGCGCAGGTCGCCCTCGATGATGCAATTTCAAAGGATCGCGCGGACACCACAATTGACCGTCCCGCGGACGAACGATTGCCGGATGGACGTATCCGCGATGATCGCTTCCCCGACAGGCGCCCGCCGCCTCCGCCAGAGGATGCGTCCAAAAAAGCATTCTGAACCTGGCGTCCTCCGGCCGCGCGGCAGAGCGGCCATGGGCGTCCGGTGACAGCGGCCCTGGGTAACGCGCTATGACGCCGCCGGGGCCGCTGCTTCCCTCTCTCACCTTCACGGAAGTACAATGAACGACGAACAGAACGAAACGCCCGGCGAAACCGATCTTCTTGATAAGCCCCGCAGGGGGCGTCCGCCGAAGGACGAAGCGAAGGCGCTTGATCCCAACGCCACGGCGAAGATCACCTATCTCCCCGGCGAAGGCGATCCCGTGAAGACGGTATGGAACGGCATCGAGTTCCGCGCCAACATTCCGGTGGCGGTGCCGTTGAGCAAGACGATCCTCGTGCCGATCCGCAAGGAATGGTTCGATAACAATGGCGATATGAAGTCGAAGGCCATCGAGACGCGGATTTCAATGGTTGAATCCGCCAAGACCAATGCATGCTTTTCGGTCGATGGCGCCCCGCCTCCCGAACGCAAGCACGGCGCACATCGGCTTCCGACCGATGCCGACCAGTATCGAGGCTATGCGCTCGGCTGGATCAGGGAGACGAATACGCTGCGCCAGCTCACGCAGCGATGGGATGGCGAAGCGGCACTCAGGGAGAAGTGCGGGCTCGACCAGAAGGACGAGGACTACCTGATGCCATTCGTTCATGCACGGCGGGAGCAGTTGGGGGAGGCGGCGTGATTTCATTCTTTCCATGGTCGGATGAGATGCCGGACGATGTATCGGATAATTGCGCCGTCTGTCAGGAATGCGCGTATTGGAAACGCTTGCCTCATTCCGAATGTGGCGACTGTGAACATCCGAAAGCCGTAGTGCCGCAGCCATTTCGCCTTTGCGTTTGTACGGAATTTACAGGAAAGCATTAAATCGTGGCCCCTCCCTATTCCCCCTACCGCACCTCGGCCGACCTCATCAACGAGGCCCTCGCCAATCTCGGCGTGCTGGCGGCGGGACAGCCGACCGATCCAGAAGACTTTTCTTATGTGCAAGAGAAGCTCGACGCCATCGTGCGAAAACTCGCGGGACTCGAGATCGTCTTCGTTCCCGACATCAACAACATCCCCGGCGCATGGTTTTCCGACCTCGCCGATATTGTTGCAGGGGAAACGGCAACGAAGTTCGGCATGACTGGACAGGCGCTCGCGGATATCGTGAACAAGGGCCTGGGCGGGGCCGTGGGGCCAGGAGGTCCGGTCCCGGTCGGGGGAGGAGCCGCAGCGCGGTCGCTCAAGCAACAGCTGCGGGGACGGCCTACGGGGGAAGTGCTGCGGGTGGAGTATTTCTAGGTCATGGCCGAGCCCGGCACCCCCTCTCAAATCCCATGGCCTCTCTCTTCCTTCCCCGGTGCCAATCCCCAGGAAAGCGCCGGCCGCCTCATCAATTGCAGTGCCGAGCCGCTCGGCGATCCGCAGCAAGGCTCATCCTCCGCACCGGCCCCGCAAGTCTGGAGACGCCAACCCGGCCTCTCGCTGTTCGCCGTCACCACAGAGACGGCGGCCTATCGCGGCGGCCTGCTCGCGAACAACCTCAGTTATGAGGTGTGGGCCGATGCCTACACCGTGACCGTCAACGGCGTTGTGACACAGCTCGGCGCGGTGCCGGGAACGCAGCCCGTCTCGATCGCCCACAACCAGGTCAAGCCGAACCCCGATGTCGTGGCGGTCGATATCAGCAACGGGGCCTACATCCTCAACACGACCAACGTGGCGAATGCGAGCGCCGTTGCGACAGTCGGGGGAACGGTCTTCGTCTCCGGCGACGTCATCAGCCTGACCTTCCAGAACCAAGCCGGACCCATCGGCTTCCCGGTCACGATCAATTACACGGTGCCATCCGGGGCAACCGTGACCTCGATCGCTGCGGGGATCGTCGCGCTCATCACCGCGAATGCGGTCCTCAATGCGGCCGGCATGACGGCCTCGAACATCGCTGGCGCGATCACGATCGACCAGCCCGGCAACGTCGCCAACTCGACCATCATGTCGGTGCAGGTCATCCCCATCGGAGCGACGACCGGACTGACGGGACAGGTCGTCGGTCCGAGCGGTCCCGGCAGCGGAAACGAGACCATCACCATCGTCCCCGGCAGCGGGAGCGCGACGGCCACGATCGGGGGAACCGTCTTTCCTTCGGGCGATACGGTTTCGCTGACGTTCACGAATTCGACCAATCTCGCATTCCCGATCAAGCTTACTTATACGATCGGCGGGGGTTCATCGGCTATCATCATCGCGACGGGATTGACGGGCCTCATCAACGGCAACGCCGTCCTCGCGGCGGCCGGGATCACGGCAAGCAACGGCGGCGGCACTCTCGCCGTCGTCACCATCCTGCAGCCGATCGGCAACGAAACCGTCGTCTTCACTCCCGCAAACGGAACATTCTCCGGCGGCGCCGGCTATCCAGGAATCGTGTTCACGGGCGTTCCATTGGCCTTCAATGGCCTCGGGAATCTTCCGCAGCCGAACTCGATATGCTTCCAAGACGGATATTTCTTTTTCACGATCGCGGACTGCCGTTGCTTCGCCTCGATGCTCAATTCGCTCGGCATCAATCCGCTGACGTTCATCACGGCACAGGCGAAGTCGGACGTGGTGCTATTGCGTGGTATTGCGTATTCCGGCGTGCTGTTGCTGTTCACCACGGGTTCGTGCGAGATCTGGCAGGATGCAGGGAATCCTGCGCCCGAATTCCCCTACTCGCGGCTGGTCGTAATGGAATTCGGATTGATCCAGTCCAACGCCATCGCGGGATGGGAAACCGGGTTCTCGAACTTGGCATGGGTCGCGCAGGACTTCGGGGTCTACTTGCTCACGCCGGGATCTACCGCGCCGACAAAGATTTCGCCGCCGGACCTTGACAAGCTCATTCAAGCGCAGGTCCGCGCCGGCAATCAGCTTGCGGCTTCGTGCTATGCCTTCGGGGGCAAAAAATTCTGGTGCCTGTCGTCGCCGGGATGGTCCTGGGAGTTCAATTTCGGAACGCAGAAGTGGAACGAGCGATGGTCGCTCACGCCATCGACGGGCTTATACGGCAGATGGCGGGCGACCGGCGGGCATCCAGCGTTCAATCAGTGGCTCATGGGGGATCAGTACAGTGGCAATCTTCTCTTCCCGGATGTTTCAAATTTCACGGAAAATGGGGCCGTTCTCCTGTTCCGTATGGAAAGCGGACCGGTCGCGGATTTTCCTAATCAGATTAGGATCGCTCGGGCTGACTTTCAGTTTGACATGGGTGCGGGCCAGGCCG